CCCAGGCGTTTGGCCATGGCGCGGCGAGCGATGGGCTCCAGCTCGATGCCCCGCTGCATGTCGAAGGTCACGTACACGTCGTCGGCACTGATGCCGGTCAGCGCCTCGGCCAGCAGCTGGTCCTGGTACTTCTTCCAGCCGGCGGTGCGCTCACCCTTCTTGGTCTTCTCGAAGACGTTAGAGGCCATCGAGCCAGTCACTCGGGACAGGCGAGCCGCAAACCAGTCGGGGCTGCGTTGCTCGGCGTTGATGACGGCGAAGGGGCGCGACTGATGCTTGTTGATGTTGGTCGTCATATCAGACATCTTGGGAAAAAGTAACCAGCCAATGGGCCAGCAAGGCAGCGTCGGCCCGGCCGTCGTCTTTCACGCGAGCGAACGACGCGGCGTAGGCCGGGAAGAGTTGGGCGGCGCGCTGGCGGTTGGCGTCTTTGCCTCCGGCCACCTTCATGTCGCGGGTCCACTTGGATGGCGCGACCATCGTCACAGGGATGCGAAGGCCAGCCAGGACGCCACGGATGGCGCCGTAGGTCTGGCCGAAGTTGAACATTGAGCTGACACCCTGGCCCGGCATTGCCGAAACCTGCTCCAGCGCAACGTGCTCGATGTCGTGGGGCCGCAGCAGCTCGGCAAGCATTGGCTCGCTGAGCCTGCGCTTGGTGGTCTTGCCCGACTTCACTTCAACGGTCGGCATGTCGAGGATGGTCAGCATGCCGCGATCTACATCGAACACACAAACTGCACCAGACAGGCCCGGGTCAATGCCGGCTACCTTCATGCAGCCTCCGCGACGCCCTGCAGCCGCGTCACGCTGGCTGCTTGTCGGATCTGTGGCGTCACGCCGTGCAAAGAAAGCGACTCCAGCATGTTGCTGGCAGACAACTCTGTGTCGCTTTTATCGCCACGACCGCTAATCACGTCAGACGCCCAATGCAGGTCTGACCACTGCTCCTTTTCCAGCATGTCCATCTCCACTCCTGTTAGATTGTTCTGAAAAACGAATTGATATTCAGTGCTTTGCGCATCCTTTTTGAGACAAGCGTGGCCTCAAGGATGCGCGATGTGGGGATCACGCCGCGCATGACCCACTTGTCTTGTGCACCTTTTGTCAGGGACAAACCGTGCTTCTCCCAGGTCTGACGCATCTTTGTCGGGCCGCCGAACCACTCGATGAACGCCTTCACGTCCATCGTTGCCTTGGTCTTAGTGCTTGATTTCATGTGACAAATTGTATGCCGGGCATACAACTTGTCAACTACCGCACACAAAAAAATTTGCGGCAGGTGTCTTGTGTCGCTTAAACTCCGCCCTACATGGCGTACAAGATGTACGCGGTGAACAGGAGAGTAACGATGCCTAGATACGCAACACAGCCCAAGCCGACGCCCAAGGGCGCTCAGGAGCCGGAGGCAATCAACAATCGGCACCTCATCAAGGCCGAGTTTGCAAAGCGGCTCTACAACAAGATTGCTGAACGCGGCTGGACGCAAAGCGAGTTCGCTCGCCACTGCGACCTGGCACGCGACGCGATCAGCACTTACGTGCGTGGCAGATCAGTGCCGTCGCCGCAGGCGCTGGAGAAGATGGCCAACGTTCTGGGCGTGCGGCCGGAAGAGCTGCTGCCCAACTACTACGAGTCGGCCCACGCCAAGCAAGAGCCGATGTTTGAGCTGCGCGATGTGCCCAACGAAGAGGGCTACATGTGGCTCAAGCTCAACATGCGCCTGCCCAAGAAGGTGGCCATGCAGATTTTCATGATGGCGCAGGAGCACGAATGACCGAGCTGCTGCTGGAGTCCGAAGTCGCCGCCATGCTTCACCGCGGGCGGCGTTTCGTTCGGGCACTGCGGCAGACGGGCGAGCTGCAATGGATACCTGGCGCCGGCCGAGCTCCCATCCTCATCACACGCCAATCGGTTGAGGACTACATACAAAGGAAACTTCAATGCCACGCAAGCAACTCCCCCCACGGCTCAAGGAAGTCGAAGGGGTCTGGTACGTCTACTTCTCCGACGAGGGCCGCTCGCAGCGAACAAGCCTTCGGACGGGCGATATACAAGTCGCGCAGGATCGGTTTCAGGGTTGGATGAAAGCCCGCAACGAAGACACGGCGTCACGCGATCCGCTCACCCTGGCCGGCGCCTTCCGGCTCTACATCCAGCAGCACGGCCCGACCGTCGCATCCCCTGAGACGCTGGAGCACGTCAGCAAAAAGTTGGTGGCCTGGTTCGGCGACATGACGCTGGCCGACATCACGCGCAAGGACATCGAGGCCTTCACCAGGGCCCGGCTCGAAGGCAAGATCGGCAAGCGGGCAGTCTCGCCTGGCACCGTGCGCAAGGAGCTCACGATCCTGCGCGCCGTCTTCAACTTCATGGTCAAGAAGGTCGAGCCCAAAGAGCACCGCATCAGCCCGACCGAGCTGGCCTATGTGCCGCTGCCGCCCAGGCCACCGGCACGCGACCGCGTGCTGTCCGACGGCGAGCTCGCACTGATCCGTCGCGTCTGCACACCCACCGATGGCCAGCGCATGGACCGCATCAGCCGCTACCTCTGGCTGCTCATGGAAACCGGCGCTCGATCCGAGGCGCTGCGCACGCTGACCTGGGACCAGGTGGACCTGAACGCCGGGCTCATCAGGCTCAACCCGTGGGGCCGCCACCAGACCATGAAGCGCAGGCCGACGATCCCGATCAGCGAGGACCTGCTGCCGGTGCTCACGCGCTGCAAGGACGAGGCGACGGGCGCCTACGTGCTGGACCACAACGGCCAGATCAGGAAGTCGATGGAGCGGTTCTGCGAACGCCACCGGCTGGACGGGGTGACGGCGCACACGTTCCGCCACACGCTGGCCACCAGGATGGCGCAGGCCGGGGTGCCGATGTCCGACATCGCCGCCATGCTGGGCGACTCGATGGCCACCGTCGAGAAGAACTACCTGCACCTGTCGCCGCAGTACCTCCGGGGGGCTCTGGCAAAGCTCAAGGCGGCCTAAGTCATGGCCGCGTTGTATGGCATCCAACACCGCTGTCGCATTCGCGCCGTTGTGCTTTTCGTTGCGCTGAATGCCCCCATAGACGTGCTTTTGCGCTGTTGGCTGCCATACAAAGGCCGGACAAGGCCGCTCTAAGTTGTTGTCCAGCATGGTGTATGGCGTGTTTGGCGCGAGCCGAGCTTTGCCTTCACACTACCTTCGGGATGTGATGGCGTGATCGGCCGCCAAGCCAGTAACCATGCGGGCTGCAGCGCGTCAGACAAGTTTGCAGTTGCGCTTTTCGTTGTGCTTTTGGGCCGTTAACTCAGCGGTAGAGTGCCACCTTCACACGGTGGAAGTCAGTGGTTCGATCCCACTACGGCCCACCACTCACGCATAGCTGCTTGCCTTGCACGACCCGATGCAAGCCAGGTATCGCTTCTTGCGGTCTTCGATCCCGATCAGGCCGCCGTTGATCCGCTTGGTCAGCCCCTCGATGTCGCCAGCGTCGGCAAACTTGCTGCAGTCGTTGGTTTTCCAGAACCAGGCCGCCGACAGCGCGGCGTACTCCGGCTGCAGCAGCAGGTCCGGGTTCGACACAAAGTCCACCCCCAGGGCCTTCGAGCACCTGGTCACATTGTCCTTGCCAGTCAGCTGCTTGAGGCCGCGGCCGCGGTACAGCCACCCTTCGCCTGACTCGGTTGGGCCGTTGCCCATGCGGTTGGCGTAGACCACGTTGGCAATGGCCTCGGGCTTGCGCTCCAGCGCCAGCGCGAACTTGTTGGGGATCAGCGCGCCCTTGGCGTCCCGCTTGGGCTTGCCATCGGGGCCGACCTCTGCGAAGCGCTTGGGCCAGCACGCGGCCATCGTGGCGGCGCGGTAATTCAGGTTCTCCACCAGCATGGTGAACCCGCCCGACTCATGCGCGCACTGCGACAGAAAGCCGGCGATCCGCTGCGGCGTGTTGATTTCAAATTGCTGACAGGCGTTGGCCACAGCCAATGCCCAGCGCTCGGCCACGTCGGGCTTGACGCCGGCCGCGATGATCTGCTCGACGGTCGGCATCATTTCTTGTCGTCCTTCATGCGGCTGCCCTGCGAGCTGCCCAGCAGGAAGTTGAACATCGAGGCGACCATCGTCCCCAGCAGGAAGCCCAGGATCGTGTCGGCAAAGCGCTCGTTGCCCTCCGGGATGTCCAGGAATGTGATTACAGGGATGTAGATGGTCGCAAAAACCGACCACCAGCCGATGAAGATGTAGACGAACCGGCGCACCAGCGGGTCGTCGGACTTCATGGCCTGCAGCTGCATGTCGGTCGCACGCTGGCGCGACTTCTCGTCGAGCTCGGCCATGAACTCTTCATGCTTCATGGCCTCCGCCTTGAGCTTGTCGTTGTAGGCGGCGTCGGCCTGGCCCTCTGGCTTGAGCTCGATGCCTAGCTTGTCCTGCACGGCGTCAACGCCTTTCTCAATCACGGCGTCGGCGACCTTGTGCATGCCGTTGCTGATGAGGTTGGACACGATGGATGCGACGAATGGCAGCATGTCAGGACTCCTTCTTCTCTTCGGTTTTCGGTGGCTCTTCCTTGGGCGGCAACATCTCCTTGATGGCGTCCTTACCCTTGATCGCCAGCAGCGTGCCAAGCGATCCAAGGATGTACTTGCTCATGTCTGATAGCAGGAAGAAAAACTGTTTGTCGGCCGGCGCGATCCCGCTCATGGGCTGGGTCACAAACACCAGCGAGTACATGGACAGGATCACCATGGCCATGATGGTCACGCAGAAGCTGACAGCGATGGTCAGCTTGATCTTGGCCTCCACATGTTCAGTGTTCCAGGTCATCGAATTTCTCCTTTGATGTCGTCAGGTTTGAGCAATTGGTCGGGGCAGGTTTGAGTGATGGCGCACATCGGCCGCTGGCACTCTTCTTTGCTCCAGTTGTTCTTGTCCATGCACGGGTAGCGGAAGCGGTCTTGGCATCCCATTGCACCCAGGAGCAACAAAATGGCGGCGGCGATTCTTTCCATACTCACAATCCGATCTTGCTCAACAACATGGCCACGATCTTGTCCGCCAGCTCTCGCGGCAGATAAGGCAGCAGGCCGACAAGCCAATACAGGCCAGCGATGTAGCAGCTGATCTTGATCCAGCGGCT